GGCGGTGGCATTACGCTCAACGTGAGCGCTATAGACGCCGAGAGCTTTGGCTCATTCCTCGAAACACGAGGCGGCAGGGCGTTGCGTCAATTCCTTGTAAATCAAGATAGAGAATTTATCGGAACAGAGGGGACATGGTAATATGGCCGAAATAATGAAATTTCCTACTATTATCTCTTTGGCTTGGAAATCGACAAAGGCTCAGAAATGGGACACCAAGACAAAGGCCTCTGGCTCTGGTAAGGTGCGCACTATGACAAACTGGAAATATCCACAATACACCATTTCCACAGAGTTTGAGGTGCTAACACCTGCACAATATAAGGAACTTATGGGCTTTTATTCTAAAACTAAAGGCGGTACAGTTCCTTTTTTTTGGTTTGATCCAGAGGGGAAAGCCGAGAAAGGCATACAGCTCGGAACTGGCTCAATGGGTTCATGGCAAGCCGTTCGAAAGTTCGGTGATTTCCTAGAGCCTGTATATCACATTGAAAACCTTAAATTATACGCTAATGGCTCACCTATTCGAGCTGTTAGCGATAAAGGCGTAATTAAGCTGGCAGCTGGGCAGACGGTTGCACCGAATGCCGTAATTACAGCCGATTATACCTATTATTGGCTTGTAAGGTTTAGCGGTGATATGACAGCTGAGTATATTTTTACAAATGTTTATAAATCTAAATCATTTAAGTTAATATCAACTCGATAGGGGGCGCAATATGAAAGAGGTAAACGAGGTATTACGAAATCACCTCAACAATGATAAATATTTCATGAGTTGCGACCTTTACGAGCTGCGCTTGCGTAGTGGCGTTACTTACTATTGGGCTGACTCAGACGCCGATGTATCATATAACGGCCAAATCTACAAGTCAGACGGCCCTATTATCGTAAGGGATAAGATAGCCACTAACAGCACTGTGAGCGTTGATAAAATGACTGTTAGCATATCCACGAATGAGCAGGATAAAATAGGCGGCGTTCCTATTATGGCTGTAGCTCATAATGGTGGCTTTGACGGCGCTCAAATGACGCTCAAACGAGCGTTTTTTGATGATAATTATACTATTATCGACGCTGTAGGGTTATTTACTGGCTTATGCGAGGTTAGTCAAGGCGGTGGCCTTACCTTAAAGCTAAATGTTAAATCAATCGTGCAAAAGCTCAATATTGAATACCCAAATCGGCGGTATTATCCACAATGCCCTTTTAGCGTGTATTCAAAAGAGTGTGGCGTTGATATATCCAAATTCAGAAAAAGCGGTAAGGTTACAGCTTTAGGCTCTGGGCCTAATTCCATACGAATTGACTTGCAATTTACAAACGGCTATTACACGGCTGGCGGTATTGATTGGATCACTGGCCCATTAGCAGGGCAATCTACACAGATATTACAAAGCAATGACGGCGTTATTCTGTATATGAGTGCTCTCGAGGTAAGCCCAAGAGTCGGCGACCAATTCTATATATACGCTGGCTGCAATAAGACGCCTACAGAATGTAAAAACAAATTCAATAACTGGAATAGAAACAGGGCGACGCCTTACGTACCACTAAAGGAGAGCATACGATGAATACTTTAACAACTGGCGAAAAGATAGCAAAAGCTGCTATTGCATGGCTAGGCACACCATACGCCAATAATTCAATGGTAAAAGGTGCTGGCGTCGATTGCTCTTATTTATTAGTGGCTGCGGTGGTTGATAGTGGCCTCATGAAAGCCGATAGATTACAGATAGAAAACTACTCAAATGAGTGGCATTTACACCACTCAGAGGAGAAATATCTCAAATATGTGCAACAGGTAGCCGACGAGGTAAAAGAGGGCTCTCCGCTTGAAATTGGGGACTTTTTACTATATCAATATGGCCGATGTATCTCACACGGCGCTATATATATTGGTAAGGGGCTAGTAATTCATGCTTTCGTAGATTATGGCGTGATTATTTCTAAGCTCGATGATGTACTCTTTTATGATAAAAAAGGCCGCTCACGTTTGAGGGCTGTGTATAGATTTAGAGAGGAGCGTGAATAATGGGCTTTTTATTTAGAGGCAAAAGCACAACTAGCCGAGCCGATATGATCGCAGATTTTCAAATCAATACAGCCTCATATGGTGAGTTAGTACCAGAGATATTGGGCACTACTCGAGTAAGTGGTAACATCATAGATTATGATGATTTCACCCCTCACGAGCATAAAAGCACTACTAAAGCTGGTAAAGGTGGCGGTGCAAAGCACACAAACATTACTTATACCTACTCTGTAGCTGCTGCTATTGCATTATGTGAGGGCCCTATCGCTGGTATTGGCAAGGTATGGCGTGATAAAGAGGTATACGAGTATCCTAATGAGAAAATCGAGCTTACCTTATTTAATGGCGATATAGCTCAAGCCCCATGGCCTTATATGTTATCCAAACATCCAGAAAAGGCCTTGCCTTATAGTGGCTTGGCATATATGGCTGGTGTAGTAGACCTCGGCGAGCGTGGCAGCTTACCGCAGTATAATTTTGAGGTATACGGCAAGCTCAGAGATACAGGCGACGGCACAGACGTAAACCCAGCCGACTATATCGAGCATGTGCTGCAATCAGTTGGGGCCGATGTACAAATTGAGGGTATTGAAAACTTTAGAGCCTACTGTAAGGCTGCTGATATATTAATCAGTACACCACCAGAGCAAAAGAGCGCTAAAGCCCAGCAGATTATTAACGATATAGCCGAGATCACTAATAGCCTTGTATTCTGGAGCACAGACCGCCTAAAAATCGTACCTTTAGCCGATAAGCCTATCGGTACATGGACGCCTGCGAACCAAATTCAATATAACCTCACGGCAGATGATTTTATCGCAGGCACAGACGGCCAGCTTATTTTATATAAGCGTAAAGATACGAGCGAGGCCTATAACGAGGCTACAGTAGAGTTTATTAACAGGGCCAATAGCTACGAGAAAGAAACAGTATCTTTTGAGGTAGTTGCCGATGTACAACGCAACGGCTTAAAACCAGCCTCTAAAAAGAGCGCTCACTACCTTTATACAAAGGCTAGGGCTCAATACTACGCTGAACAGCTCGCTATGAAACGGCTGTATGCTAAAACTCAATACACATTTAGGCTTGATTGGGCTTTTTGCACTCTCGAGGTAGGCGACTTAGTAACGCTTACCGATGAGGCCTGCCAATTAAATCGTCAAATCGTTGTAATTACAGCGGTAAACGAGGCAGCCGACGGCCAACTTGAATTTACAGCCGAGGGTAAGCCTGCTGGTACTTATGCGCCAGCTCGCTATGATGTGCACGAGAATGAGCGGCCTTTCATTGATTACAACCAAGCAGCGCCAAGCGTCAACGATGTGGCAATATTCCAAACAGTTGGCGATGTAGGTGGTAATCAAGTATTTATAGGTGTAAATGCACCGAGTGGCTGGGGTGGCTGCTCTGTATGGCTTTCTGATAATGGCGAAAATTACAGCCGCATAGGCTCTATTACGCAACAGGCTCGCATGGGTAGGCTGAAATATGGCTTTGCTCCTGCTGGAGATTTCTGTAACGTTATTTTAAATCAAGGAACGCTTAAAGGCGGTACACATATCGACGCCGAGCGAGCGAATACGCTTTGTTGGACTAATGGCGAGGCTTTCAGTTATGAAACGGCAGAAATGCACCCAGATAACTGGTATACGCTTAGGGGTTTAATTAGGGGCCAATATGGCACTAATGCCATTAATCATAGCGCTGGCGAGCGGTTTATTCGTGTGGATGAGGCTCTATTTAGATACCCATATCGCAAAGAGGATATAGGGAAAACAATACACCTCAAATTTACCTCTATGAACCTGTTCGGCAGCAACGAGCAAGAGCTCGACGAGGTACAGGCTTATCAATACACCTTAACGCCGTACTTTATACCAGAGGTTACAGGCCTCACGCTATACACTAAATACTACGAGATCACTAATAGGGTTAAGTCATTCGATGTGGTGGCAGAGTTCAACGTTCCACACATCAACAGCCTTGATACAGTGGAAATCTGGTATAGAGAGCCTAGTGGCCAATGGAAATATGGCGGCGCAGGCGAGGGGCAAGTCATTATAAGTGGCTGCGAATTAGGCCACACATACGAGGTTAAGGCCGTAGTAAAAGATACACACGGAAACACCTCGCAGGGCGTATCTAAGAGCATTACTGTAGAGCTAAAGAGTGAAATTCCGAATAAACCTCTCGGCTTTTCTATTTCATTCAGCGATATGGCGCATTTTAACTGGCTAGAGGTTAGAAATGCCGATGTAGATTATTACGAGCTACGGCTTGACTTACGAGTTGGCCAAAATGACGGCTTAATCGGCCGCAGTAATAACACTACCTATAGTGGCATGCTGCGCAATCGTACTGGTAAGGTTTACTTGTATGCTCATAACCCAGCTAAAGGCTATGGAGCGCCTGCTGAATTAACCTATAACGTGCCGCAACCTAAGCAACCTACAAGCCTAAAGGCAACGGCTAATATCAACGGCATAGGCGTTACATTCGAGGCTATTCCTGCGAACTGTAAGGGCGCCAATGTCTATGTAGATAGCAAGGTATACTTTACTACTACAAACGCTTTAACCATTCCTTTAGAGGCTGGTGTGTACAATGTAAAAGTGGCTTACGTTGATATATTCGGCGAGGGCCCAGCGACGCAACCAGTTAGCGTAGCAGTAAAAGCTAAGATTGATAAAGCATTACTTGATATGGAGAGCCTCGGCATATCCGATATGGATAAGGCCGTTAAAGCCTTAAAAGCAGAGGTTGGCACAGTCAAGAGCGATGTAAGCGGCTTTAGTAGCAAGCTGATAGACCAAGCGAATGCATTTCAGCGCACAGTAAATGACTTAAATAGAAATGTGAGTGCACAAATTACTCAAATTTCTAACGGCATTGAGCTGAAAGTAACGAATGCACTCGGCAAGCTCGACGGCAAAGAGCTCATAAGCCGCATTAACTTAACGCCAGCAGGCACACGCATAGACGGCAAGCTCTTGCATGTTACTGGGCAAGCATTATTTGACGATAATATTATCACAAATAAAATGCTACAGGCTGACAGTGTAAACGCTAGAAATATAAAAGTTAATAGCTTATCTTCTATCTCTGTTAATACTGGCGACCTAACAGGCGGCTCTATTACAGGCGGCACATTCAAAAATAGTACTGGCACATTCGAGATAGATCGCAACGGCAATATTAAGGGTGCTAACATCACAGGCTCACGCATTGACGCTGCCTCAATATTCCAATCTGGGTATAAGATTAAAAATATTGATGTGCAGGTTTACAACGTTAAGCATGGTGATTATTGCCCTATTCCTGCTGGCTTTACAGAGCAACAATGTACATTTATCCCTGTTGGTTATAAAATGACAGAAGATTATAGTGATGTAACAGGCGGTACTAGCGATGGTCGAAAAAAATGGGATAACGCTAATGGGCGAAGGATTGATTATTGCGCAATGTATTTCCAGTCTAATATATCGAGCGGATATCACGATACTAAGCCAACCATTGGATTAAATGGTCGTGAGGCTGTTTGTCAATCGATATGGTATAGTTATTTCAGCAATCGAGACTATAACGGCTATCATAAACATATCTCCTTTGGCGTACTATATGTTCTCGTCATTGGTAAAAAATAGTGTTGCAAACCATATGTTAGACAATAAAAAGGGGGTAGCTTATGGTAAAACACGATTTCACGCTACACGCTGGACACGATTTTAATTTTACATATCAAGTGCCAGAGGATAGCGACTTAAACCTCACAGGCTATACAGGCGTATGCAAGATACGCAAAAGGCCGAATGAGGCAGTAGTATTTGAGCTGAATGCAACAATCGAAGAAAAGAGCGTTACATTCTCACTCGCTGGCGATGTATCGGCGAAGAAACAGCTACAGACTAAAGACTTTGTATATGACGCATTTATTTATAACGATAGTGATCATATCAAGCTAGGCTATGGCAAAATTACATTTATTCAAGACATTTCAATGCATTAATCAGAGGAGATATTAATCATGGCAGATAACACTTTAACTTTAAAATTCGATAAAGACACTATTTTACCTTTATTCGAGGGTTTAAGAGGCCCTAAAGGCGAAAAAGGCGAGGACGGCCAACGTGGCGAGCGTGGCGAAAAGGGCGAGCAAGGACTAAGAGGCCTTAAAGGTGAGCCAGCAAGTGCAGAGCGTGCAGCTGAATTGTTGAAACAAAAAAATGTATACTTAGCAGACAATAGCGTTGAAACAGTACTCGCTAAATTGGTAGAGCTTTTAGGCGATACAATTCGAGTTACTTACAAACAACTTGAATATTTCCAACCAGTACAAGGCCAGACTTTCCTTGATTTGAAAGGCGAGCCACATTTTAAAGTGGCTATCAATGGCGGTGCTAAACAAGAGTTTGTATCTGACAATATGCGTGTACAAATTCCTGCATTCGGCCAAGATGATATTAACTGCACTTACTACGATTTAGCCGATAGAGAAATCGGTGTGATTTCCATTAAAGGCCTTGAACCTACTGAGGCAGATGATACTTACACAGACGCAACAGGTGCGAAATTCTCTAAATTCGGCCGAAAATTAGTATTGCGATTAGCTGCATATAATGGTAATACGTTTAATTGGTTGGGTAAATGGAATAAGCAAGATATTGAAACACTTGAAATTATCAGCAATGAGAATAAAACAATCGTTGATAATGATAATGCACCTTACAAATATAGTGGCTTAACATTTATTGTGAAACAACCTACTAACATTAATTTCAGTACCGCATTTAATCAAGGCACAGTAACTGTGAACACATTGGAAAGAACTATTAAATTAACACTTGATAATTCAAGCATTCAATATGTTGATGGGGTATATGTTAATAGAGGAACAGGCTCATTAGACGCATTATAATTCATAATACAAAGGGGTACACATGGGAGAAATAACGCATTTCTTTAGTGAGGCGTGTGGGGTGGGGTGGGTGGGGCTCGCGGCTCGGTCGTT